AACTTGTTGGCATAGCTTTACGCTGCCAGGACAATTTATGACGCGCTTTGCAGTTGAGCCGCCGACAATATCAGAGTGCATTGTATCTTACCTTTCTGTGATTTGCATACTAGACAATTTATTACGGATATGTCAAATAGTTTTTTATGACTGATTTGGAAAGAGATATTGAACGCTACTTTGTCAAGTCCGTTCAATCACTTAACGGTGTTGCGTTTAAATTTAACAGTTTGTCGAATCGTGGCGTAAGCGACCGAATCGTTTGCTTACCCAACGGCGAGACGTGGTTTGTAGAATTAAAAAAAGAAGGCGGCAAGCTCTCCGCGTTACAAAAAATATTTGCTGAAGACATGCGAAAGTTAAAACAGAACTACGCTTGTTTGTGGAATAGGGAACAAGTTGACCGATGGACTTACGACCGTATCAACACGACGCAGCCGACTTCCTCTTCTGTCGTGACCGCGCCATGATTTTAGCGCCCGTCGGCGCTGGTAAAACTGCAATTACATTAACCGCAATGACAGAAATGTTGGCGAACGGCCATGTTGGCCGATGGTTAGTGCTTGCACCAAAACGAGTTTGCACTGATGTTTGGTGGCAAGAGGGTCAAAAGTGGTGTCCTGAGTTTGATATAAGCATAGCCGTCGGGACGCCAGCGCAACGCAAGGCCGCTTTTGATTCCGACGCTGACATTGTGGTGACGAACTATGACAATATTCCTAGCATTGATCCCACTGGTTTTGACGGTGTGGTTTTTGATGAGCTTACGCGACTAAAGAATCCTAGTGGAAAACGCTTTAAATACTTACTGAAAATACTTGACAAGTTTCATATCCGTTGGGGCTTGACGGGATCGTTCACGTCTAACGGTCTTGAAGACGTGTTTGGCCAGTGCAAGGTCATCGACCAAAAGCTGTTGGGGCGCAGCAAAGGCGCGTTTCTGCAACAGTATTTTTACTGCATCAACCGCGAGTATCAACAGTGGGAACCGTTGCCCGGCGCGCTGAACAATGTCATGGGCGTAATCAAACCAGCGACATATGTGTTAGAGGCTGGCGAATATAAAGACAAGCTGCCGCCGCTCAGTGTCGTAGAGATGCGCTGCGACATGGACATGCGCGCGTATAATAAAATGAAACGCGACTTTGTTCTTGAGCTAGGCCAGACGATCACAGCGCCGACGGCTGCGGTCGTGACGCAGAAACTGCAACAGCTCGCGGGTGGATTTGTCTACGGCGCAGAAGGTGCGGAGTGGCTAACTTCGCATAAGTTTGATCTATTAAACGAAGTGCTCGAAGAAAACCAACACGACAACACGATCATCGTTTACAACTACAAAGAAGAATTAGCGGAACTTAAAAGACGTTATCCACAACTCTCCACTATGGACGATGAAAATGTCGTTGACAAGTGGAACAAAGGTGAACTGGAGCTTTTGGCCCTGCATCCAAAGAGCGCAGGTCACGGACTGAACTTACAGTTCGGTGGCAACAAGATCATCTTTCTATCGTTGCCGTGGTCGCTAGAACTTTACGAACAGACTATCGGACGCCTGCATCGTAGCGGCCAGACAAAAGAAGTGTGGTGTTACGTTCTAATGTGTAATAAGACTATTGACGAACGCATTTACGCAAGTCTGCACGACAAGCGTTCATTAGCGGAGTTAGCTTTAGATGAACTCAAGTAGCCTTAATTGGCGTGAACTGAATGAAGTCCTGACGGACTACACGGAACAGCAAGTATGGGATTTGCTGGAGGACGAGCGCAAACACGCTCGGCGGTCTACGGTCATTATACGTTTGCATCAGCGTTACACGACGCTGCGGATGTTGCGTGAGCGAGCCGAACTATTGGAGGAAATTGATGAATCCGCACGATCTACTACAGCAGGCCAGCGAAATTATAAGCGAGCGCGGTGAGAACTACGGTGGAATCGAAGATAATTTTCAGCTTGTTGCTGATCTGGCATCTTTGCGTCTGGGCCGCGATATTCACCCCTTCGAAGTAGCGACGATCATGGTCTGCGTTAAGAACGCGCGCGCTTTTAGCGATCCGACGCATATCGACAGCCGCCTTGACGCAATGAACTATGAAGCCTTTGCGGCGATGTTTGCCAATGATTATGTGAATCAGAAAGCCGCGACGGGCGCGAACATTGGATACAAGAAGCGCGCTAACCTAACGCCAGCTAAGAAAGAAGAACTAAAGCCTGCACGCCGCGCGGAGCTTGCCGTAATCGACGATAAACTGAGCCGTTTCGGTTCCACGGAGCCGCCTAAGTTCAGCGGCAACGGCGCGCTGTTGAGCGAGTGAATATTGAGCCAGGGGAGGACAAGTTCCTTCCCTGACCGTCTGGCAACTAGAAAGTGCCGTTGTCGAGATCAGTAGCAGTATCGTCCACGGTTTTAGGGGCCATAACGACATTGGTCTGTCTTTCTTTTAACTTAGCCGCAAGATCTAAACGACGCACAACTTCCTCGCGTCGCCCGCGTTCATAGGCTTCAGCCGTTAGCATCTTAACCGCTGCGTAAAGAACGACTAAAACTATGCCAATTAAGATAGCGGTCGTCATGCGCCGCCAGTGACGTTAAAATCTTTAGCGCCAATAAGACCGACAGCAATTAACGCCGCTTGCAAAGATGACCAGTCAAGAGTCTTGGTCTGCCATGCGTTGAAGACAACGCCGATGAGAGTGATGATGCCGGGGATAGTGGTTTTCCAATTCTTAATCATTCCATTGATCTCCTAAAATAAATGCCGAGCATGAATAGCAGTTTGGCCCCGTAAGCTATCGAAGCGGCGACCGCGACGATGTAGACGATTCTATTTAACAAGCGCTATGATCTGCGCTTTAACGTCAGCGATGCGCGCAGACCATCCTTTGCCGAACGTAGACCAGATCGACAGGGACTGCATGAACGCCAGACGTTTGTTTGTTACCGACATCGCAACGTAAGTCTTAGCAGCTTGAATAGTTGCGGGGCCGATCACGCCGTCTTGCGTAACGCCGACAACGGCCTGTAGTGTCTTGGCTGCGCGACTTACGCCGGAATTGACAGCAAAGTCGAACACAGCAAAATCAACGCCAGAGGGCAGATTATCTCCAGAAATACGATCCCAGTATAAGTTCTTGTAAATCGCTGCAACTTCTGAATCAGCGATAGCGCGCACGCTTTGCGTTGGGAGATTCTGTGACTTGCGCCAGCTATCATAAACCGCTTGCGTAACGCCCTTATTCGTCGGGCCACCTGGGTCTTTTGGATGGTCAACGTAGCCGCCCTCATATTTCAGGACTTGCTTCAACGCCTGGGCGTAGTTCTCTTTCATCTACGATCAGCTTTCTGGCTCACAAGATCTCGAATCATATCGAGTTTTGCGAACACTTGGTTAAGCACGGTATTAAATTCTTCGCGTGTGATGTAGCGACCAGCAACAAGCACCTCGATCTCACCAACCTTCTCGGCCAATTCTTTATCCGCTGCTTGCAAATCTTTGACAGCGCCCCAGACGGTATTCAATACCCATCCGCCTAGGACGCCGATCACCCCAACGGCCACGTCAAAAAACACTTGATATTCAGCCATTGGTGTCATCTCGCCATCGCATTTATGCCCTGCGTCGCTATAGGTGCAGCGATAGGAGCGTATTCAACAGAAAACGGGACGGCGGTCGGAGCGCCACGGGTCATTGCAGCGACATTTCCTGCGGCGCGTCTAGCTAATGCGTTGCGAACAGCGCGCCCGGTTGCACCGGCTAGAGCTGCGCCGCCAGCGCCGTAAATAGCGTAAGGATCTTCGCTGGATAAACCGTATCCGCCAACAAGTGCTTGCGACGCAAGCATCGCAGGGCTGCGTGTTGGCGATAACATACTAGCAAAATTTGCTAGGCTTGAGCCTTCCTGACCTTTAGCGATACGTTTAATCATCGCTTGTTCATCTTCGGTAAACTTACGCAAGCGTGCCGGATTGCGCGCAAGAACGCGGAATTGTGTTTCAATGTTTTCGGCAGAGCCGCCAACAAGATC